CACATGGACTTTGCTTGCTTTAAAATATTTAGATGACCGATATGAAATAAATCAAAGACTCCTGTTGTATATCCTATAACCATTTTTTAATTTGTTTTATAATTACTTTTTTTTGGTTTTCATTAATATCATTAAATATACTTAAGTTTGATGGACCTGGATAATTGAAATCTTTAAACTTCAATCCTTGTAAAGTTTTATCTTCTTTATATCTTGGTATGATATGATAGTGAAACAATGGATCTATCATCATTAAAGCTAAATAATTTATTTTATCATAATTAAACTCTTTAGATATAGCATACTCAACACTTGTGATGATATCTCTTAACTCTAAAAGTTCCTCATTTGATAAGTCTCCAAAACTTTTTTTACATGCCTTATTTAAAAGAACAGACGAACCAAGAGTCACTTGATTCTCACGAAGACACCATGACCAATATTTGTAGTCATTAATTAATAAACTATCTCCACAAAACTTTTTGAAATAATATTTATAATTTCATTCTTTTTTTTGTTATTTAATCCTTTGATTCCAAGTTCTTTTCCAATAGAAATTAACTTACTCTTTGTAAGAGAATTTAATTTTTCTAACGAAAACATACTTATTATTAATAATGGTTATTTTTTTTATATATAAAAAAATTGAAACAAAAATGTTTAAGAAGTTGTTATTATATTTTACACCAAGATGTTCAAGAATTTTTTCGAAATGCCGGACCAGTTCACGCGGAGTGGTAACCGCTGGAACAACAAGCGGCGCAAAGATGCTAAGGCAAAGGCTATTGCGGCTGCTAAAGCAAAGGCTATTGCGGCTGCTAAGGCAAAGGCGAGGTGCATCCGCGAAAGACCTTTTAGGGACATGGCGTACGAGGCTGCTAAGACCAGGGCTGCTAAAGCTGAGGCAAAAGAAGCCGCTGAGTTAAAAGCGGTAAGAAAATTGCTGGATGATTTGGTTAGGGAGTACTCCGATACAATGGAGGATATCTTCAACTATAATCTCGACGAGGAATACGAGTATTCCTTACGCGAACAAATGTGGCGAAAGCTGCAAAAAGTGCTAATCTCCAAAAAGGAGCTATATCACGCGCTGTGCAAATTTGCGCGCAAACCACGCATAATCTTCCAGATTATGCAAATGCGTGGAAAGCACTTCCCGGTGATAATAAATGGGCCGTATGGAAGGCCCCATGTGTTTCTACATCGGAAGAAACAGCGGATATTTCGAAACAGAAAGGTCCCTAACCCGGGGAAGGGCGATATTGAGCCCGTATACCACGACTGCTTTTCAAAGCAGTTCACACACCAAGCATTTTGTGCGTGGTGGTGCTACCTATTTCTCGAATATGGTGAGGAGGATTGCGACCTTTTTGGGAACGTGGTGCAGTCGGTGATGAAGATATACAATGTATATCGGGAATTTCCCCTTGAGAGGGCTCCAAAGAGGGGTCCAGAGGAGGGAGTTCCGTTCATCGTTGATAGATGGACGTTCAACTTTGGGAGCAAAATCATCGCGAAGATGAACGATGACTTACTGAAATTAATGAAAGAGTAAGTAAGTTCAAAATCTCAATAAAAATAGTAATATAAAATTAAAGACTTTGTTAGTAATAATTATATATTTTTTAAAAAAATGATTAAATATATAAGTATATTGTCATTTATAATTAAAATGACAGATAATAAAAATATTGAAGATTTTAATGATAAATTATCTGATATTGGTTATTTTAATTTTGAAAAATATGAAGAAAAATTCTTGAAAAAATTTGGTAAAAATGAAAATATAAAAAAATATTATGAAGATTTTGAAGAATATTTTTCTGATGAAGATTCAGATAATTCATGTATGAATGATTATATAAAAAATAATTTAAATAAAATTATTTTAGGTGACTGTTTAATTGAAATGAAAAAAATTAAAAAGTCTAGTATTGATATTATAATATGTGATCCACCTTATAATATTGGAAAAGATTTTGGAAATAATAAAACATGTGATAATATTAAAGTATATTTAAACTGGTGTGATAAATGGATAACAGAATGTTTTAGGGTATTAAAACCGAATGGAACTTTATATATTTATGGTTTTAGTGAAACTTTAGCATATATTAGAACTATTATAAAATATAATGTTAAATGGTTAATCTGGCATTATACAAATAAAACAGTTCCTTCTAAAAAGTTTTGGCAAATTAGTCATGAAAGTATACTATGCTGTTATAAGGAAAAACCTATATTTAACACAGACGATGTCCGAGAACCTTATACAAAAACTTTTTTAAAAAATTCTGCTGGAAAGACTAGAAATTCTACAAAAGGTAGATTTAGTAATGGAACAAAAGAAACAAAATATAAAGCACATAAAAAAGGTGCTTTACCAAGAGATGTTATAAAAATATCTGCTTTAGCTGGTGGTGCTGGAAAAAAAGAAAGAGTTAATCATCCAACACAAAAACCGTTGCAATTATGTGAAAAATTATTAAAAGCATCAGTTAATAAGAACATAAAAGATAATTTATTATTAGTTCCATTTGCTGGTTCGGGTAGTGAATGTTTATCTGCTAAAAAATTAGGAATCAATTATATTGGTTTTGAAATTAATAAAGATTATGTTACTATTTGTAAAAAAAGACTAAATGAATAATTTATCATATAAATCAATATAGTCTATAGTATTGTCATTTATATTACAATTAACTTTTGAAATTTGATATTGATAAATATTAGAAATATCTATTTTTATCCATAATTGAGATGACATACTAAATGTTATTTTCATTTGACAATTGTTTAAATTGTTAGATATCCAACCAGTTTGTTTTCCTTTTTTTTCTCCTCTTTTACCAAACATTTTTTTCCAAATATATTTTTTTGGATTAAAAATATCAATATTCTTCGGAATAATATACCATATATAGTTTATATTATTTTTAATTTCACCTCTTGATAATATTGAATAGTAATCAAAAGTTTTATCTCTTTTAGAAATTTCATTAATAATAGTATCTATATTTCCTATATTTTTATCAGAACATACAGATGTTAAACGGTAAGATGAAATATTATAATATTTGCCATTTTTTTTTGATGTTTTATTTGATATATTACCAAAATTTGTTTTTAAATCGCACCCACTTATATGTGAACCATTTGCACAATAATTTATATAAATTTTTGATTTATTTAGAATTTGTGAATTTATTTCTTCCCATGGTGCTTCTTTTATGGGTGTTTTATTAACAATATGATATCCTTTTATTGATTTTTTAAAATTTAATTTAATTATATTTAAATTTTTTTTTATTTTATCTAATAAATTTGAAATTTTACATTTTTCTAAAAGTTCTGTTAAAACTTTTTCATATTCTTCTTTAAAATTTAATATTTCACTCATATTTTAATTATTAAATAACACTACCTTATTATATTTACAAAATAATCATTTTTTTATAAAATAATATATATCAAATATGAATACATACATAAGAATTGGAATAGGGGTTGGTTTATTGGTAAGAGATAATCCACAGATGAAAAAAATAATTTATAAAAAAATTATGAAAATAGAAAAATACTTAAAAAATAAATTAGATTATGAAAATATTAATTTATTATTTGAGAGATATTTACACTATTTAGAGTATTATTATTGGAATAACCCAATAGAATTAGATATGTTAAATCAACAAAAGTTTAAAAATAGTTTAAGCTTGGGTTCTGTTATAGCAAAAATAGAATTATCTTTATTGGTAATGAAACTAAAAGGTATTGATAATATATTATCTTTTCCAATAATTAAAAATTCTTTAACAGATAATATTATAAAATATATTGAAAATGATTTTAGGGGTGAAGTAGTAATAGAAAATGAAGAAGAAAAGTCTTTACTGATAGTATTATATAATTATTTAAAAAAAAAGATTATTTTTAATTAGATTGTTTTTGAATTATATCAAAATATTTTTAGTTTTTGGTAATTAAAGTATTGTATTTATTAATATTATCTTTATTGCTTTCATAAAATCTATCAACTACTCTTTGTGATTTTTCACTTATTCTTTTTAAAGTTGTCTTCGTTAATTTCTTTTTCTTTTGTTTCATACATTCATTCATTATGAATTTATTTAATTACTACATTTTATTCCAAACTTTTCCGAATAGAAATTAACTTATCTAAAGAAAATATACTTATTGTTAATAATGGTTATTTTTTTATGTACTAAAAAAATTGAAACAAAAATATTTAAGAAATTATTAAAAGATGTTTAGAAAATGGCTGATATTAACATAGAGCGATTATGGGAGAGGATGGATAAACACACCAAAAGTTTGGTGAAGCCGATAAATAATAAAATTTCAGCTTTACGCCGAAAACTGAGGAAATATCGCATAAGGAAATTGAAAAGATTGCTGTACGTGAAGAAGCTGGATAAGCTTAAGACAATTCGCGACCGACTTGTCGCGCGACCTCACTATGTGAACACAACGTGTTCACTATGCGATGCGAAAACCCCAGTATCCACACGATACTGGGGTGCCCCTAAGTGTGGGCATTGTCGAGCACTTCCACGATTTTTTCTTTCGCTTTTAAAAAGCGGGAATTTCCTCTCTTCCCTTGAGAGGTATTCCGACAAACGGAGAGCTCTTCTAGAGTTTCTCCAAATCGCATATATGATGTCCCCCCCCCATAATAAAAATAGGGGGCTTGTCGGCAAACCACGGGTTGAAATCCCAAATGACAGAAAATCATTTGGGATTTCAACATTGTACTGGGATTTTGACACGAGTGTCCTACGAATGGGACACATCAAAAGATTTATCCACTATGTGGATAAATTTTTTAAAACCTGCAATTTAGCGGGGGTTCGTCGATTTCAGGTGATGTCCCAAACGACATTACCCATATGGTGTTGCTTAGAGTGCAGGAGCAACGTCATAAAATCGCCGTGTACTGCGTGGCTATGTATAGATTGCTGCCCCGTATATTGCGATAAATGCAAAGGTCACCAAAGAGACTGCCAATGCGACGACTTCTAGTCGTATGCGTTGCTTCCAACGCAAAAGCCAAATATTGACATATCATAGTATCAAAGTATTGTATTTATTAATATTATCTTTATTGCTTTCATAAAATCTATCAACTACTCTTTGTGATTTTTCACTTATTCTTTTTAAAGTTGTCTTC